TCTCCATCCGTGGAGGGTCTTTTTGCGATCTGGCGGGGACGGCTCGATGCCTGCTGTCCGTTACTACCAGCCCGTCGCGAATGCCAACGGACTGAACCAAATCATCGAAATCTTCCGACGCTTTGCGGACGAAACGACATCGCTTCCAAGCTACACCCACGGTGAGCAAACGAAGAGTTTGAACAAGACGGCAACGGGTATCTCAATGCTTATGGGAGCGGCAAATGTCGCGCTCAAGAGCACGATTAAAAACATTGACGATTTCCTTATACGCCCTATGATTGAATCAATGTTCCACTTCAATATGGAGTTCGGAACGAATGAGCGGGCAAAGGGCGACCTCAAGGTCGTTGCTCGCGGTAGCACCGCACTTGTGCAGAAAGAAGTGCAGAGCCAGAGACTATTGCAATTCCTCTCTCTGGTTTCAAATCCATTGGACTCTCAACTCATTGATCGAGGCAAACTCTTGCGCGATATCGCCCAGAGTATGGATATCGATCCAGATGAATTCATTAAATCTCAGGAGCAACTCATTGCCGAGCAGCAAGCTTTACAACAGCAAATGCTCGCCGCGTCAGGCGAGGGCGATCAAGGTCTTGGCCCTGACGGAGGAATGGCCCCTCCTAGTGGAGTTGCTTGAATCTCGGTTAGCCGAGGCTCATGAGAAGTTGGAGTACGCGGACGAACAGAATTTTAGACGCCAGCAAGGACGTGTAGAGGAACTACGCGCCTTGATTGGACTTGAACAGACCGCAGAGGCGGTCATTGAAGCGGAAAGGAATCCGAGAAAGGTTCCTAGTTTCAATTAACGGACACCCCTAGAGGAACCGTGTAATGAAAGTAGATCCAGCAAAACTTGAAGCGGAAGCACAGGAATTAATAGCTCAGTACAAAGGTGAAGTTCCGGCCCCTCAACCAGAGGAAACGCCAGAGGAAGTTCAGCTAGAGGCAGAGCAACAGACACCCGAAGAGCCATCGGAAACTGTCGAACAACCTGTGGAGGCTCCTGTCGAAGATGAGCGCGGCGAATTATCTGAGACAGAGTTAGCCCTTAAAAAGGCTGATGAACGCTACAAGAATGCGCAAAGGAAGATGACTCAGGCGACCACTGAGGCTAAAGAACTGCGACGTATGAACGAGCAGGTCATGGCTGAGTTGGGACAAATGAAGCGTCAGCTTGCGGAGAAAGACGTTGATCTAGAGAAGCTGAAGCAGGTCAGGGAAGAATACCCAGACTTAGCGGCACCAATTCTGGATGTGATGGAAAGGACGCAGGCAAAGGTAGACGAGCAACATGCCGAACTTGAAGCACTCCGCAATATGCGAGAGCAGGATGCAGTCCAAGAGGCGCAGACCGCGCACATGGATCGCATTCGGGAAGCTCACCCAGACTTGGACGACATCGTTCAAACGGGAGACTGGGCTGACTGGCTGGAGGTGCAGAACGCGCAAGTTCAGAACTGGATTGAAGCCGGTTCATCGAACGACGTAAACGCGGCTCTGTACAAGTTCAAGAGCGACATGGGTGTGGGTCAACCGACGCCGCAAGAGCGGGCATTGGAAAAGGCGAAAGCGGCGGCAGAGCCAAAGCTCCCTAAATCCAGAAAGCCCGATACTGGTGCCGGACAAAAAGTCTGGTCTGCGGCTGATATCAAGAGCATGTCTCTGAAGGACTTCGAGGCAAATCAAGGCGCTCTGATGGATGCATGGAGACAGGGACAGATCCGGCGTTAATGAAAACTCTTGCATAGAGGTATTTAACGATGGCTATTGGCGCAGGTGCTTCAAACTTTACTTACGCGAGCGGACAGGCTGGTTTCATCCCAGAAGTTTTCTCAAAACTCCTTCAGGCTAAGTTTTACAAGCAGTCTGTACTGCCCGCAATTTCAAACACTGACTACGAAGGCGAGATCAAAGCACACGGCGACACGGTTAATATCCGCACGACCCCTGAGCTTACGATTCGTGACTACGTTAAGGGCCAGACTTTGAGTGTCGAAAACCCTGACAAGCCTAAACTTCTGATCGATCAAGCTAAGTCGTATGCGTTCAAGATGGACGACGTTCTATCTGCACAGGGCGATATCGATATGCTGGCTGAAGCATCTAAGGATGCCGCTGAGTCTATGCGTATCGCAGTTGAGACGGACGTTCTGGCTAACGTAGTGACTGGCGCGACCACTATTGGTTCGCAGACCACCATTACTTCCAGCAACATCCTTACCAACATCCTTGACATTGCTAAGGAGTTGGACGAGTTGAACATCCCTGAAGAGGGTCGCTTCATCGTTCTGCCCCCCAGCATGGTTTCTCTGTTAAAGCAGAGCGAACTGCGTCAAGCGTACCTGACTGGTGATTCGACTTCGCCTCTCCGTAACGGTCAGGTGGGTCAGGTAGACCGCTTCACGGTTTACCAGAGCAATCTGCTCTACACCGCATCGTCTGGTGCTGATGACACTTACACCCACGTTCTCGCGGGTCACCCCAAGGCAATCACGTTTGCTTCTCAGTTCACTAACACTGAGACAGTACGACTTGAGTCCACCTTTGGTGACGGCGTTCGCGGGCTGAAGGTTTATGGCCGCAAGGTCGTAACTCCAGACTGCCTCGCTGTAGGTAAGTGGAAGGTCTAAGACCTAGTCGGGGGAGGGTTTCCTCCCCCTTTTCACTTTCAGGGAGAGATAAGTGAACGAAGCTAAGACCGAGAAAGACGATCTGTACATCGAGGCCAAGGAAGAGTTTGGCATCACCCTAGATAGGCGACAGACCTTGGGTGATTTGCAAGACCAGATGGACAGGATTAGGAAGACTGGAAAACAGCCGGAGAAGGTTCTGCCAGCAAGGATGCCGAAAAAGCTTCGCAACGTCGTGACCGGAAACGTATTCGATTACGACCCCTTGTTCGCAAAGAATCCCGATCTGGAAATCATTGAATGGGAGAAGACGAATGGCGACGACTAAGGTAGCCACTTTAATAGATACGGCAGGAATTATCCTTCAGGACACGTCTCAAGTTCGCTTTCCTCAAGCAGAGCTGATGACGTTCCTAAATGACGCTCAGCGAGAAATTGTTCTTCATCGACCTGACTCAAAAACAGTAAACGGCAACATCACCTGCGTAGCGGGAAGTAAGCAGTCATTGCCTGCAACAGGTCTAAGGCTGGTTGATGTTGTGAGAAATGACGGCGGAAGAGCCATCACACAGATTGCCAGAAAGATTCTCGATGAGACTCTGCCAAATTGGCACAACACGACTGCTGACTCGGCCAAGAAGATCGAACATTTTGTTTACGATCCAGCAGATCCAAAGAATTTCTATGTGTATCCGAACGCTACTAGCTCTATGGATATTGAAATTATCTATAGCACCGCGCCTTCAGATATCACTTACAGCACGACAGTAACGATATCTCTAGACGATATCTACGCGAATGCCATTCTGGATTACATGCTGTATCGCGCTTATCAGAAAGACAGCGAGTACGCAGGAAATGCAGAGCGCTCAATGATGCACTACTCATCTTTTGCAAACGCTCTTGGCATGAAGTCTAGGGCTGACTCAGCAATTGATCCGCAACCAACTGGCCCCGATCGTAACGCTCAGAGGATGTAATAGTGAAGTATCTGGATATTGCAGAGTACGTCCGAAGCGAGGCCCATGGCGCTCCTGATTTCATAATCGAGAGGGCTATACGAGAGTCCGCCGTGGAGTTTTGCGTTAAGACTGACGTGTATCGACTTGAGCCAGAGTCGGTACAGGTTACCGTTGGGATTGAGGAGTACGATCTAACGATTCCAAGCGGAACCGAACTCAATCACATTATTGACGTGTATCGAGGCAACCGAACCTTACAGCCCGTTTCGTATTCTCGGTTGCTTGAGGTAAAGGGGGACGGCTCGACTACAGGACAGCCGCGATGCTACTCACAGTTAGACAATACTGTTTTCTACCTCGCTCCTATTCCATCTAAAGCCGAAACACTCAGCGTTCTGTACTCAGTAAAGCCGACGCCTACGTCTACGAGTATTCCCGACACGATAGGGAAAGAGTACAGAGAAACAATTGTTCATGGCGCAATTTACCGACTTCAAATGATGTCAGGACAGCCGTGGATGAACATGAATGGAGCGCAAGCCAATAAGTCTCTTTTTGATCAGAGAGCGAGCCAGATACTTAGAGAGGTTCGCTATGGCTATGGCGGCGGCTCTATGACAGTCAAATCGAGGGCGTTTATCTAATGGCTTATTCAGACACGATCAACTTGGTCGTTGGTGACACGCTACCAGAAATAACGGTCACCCTCCGAGATTCAAATAAAGCGGCATCTGGACAGACTCTTGATCCGGAAAACTCAGAGACTTGGGATCCAATCAACCTGACGAACGCAACGGTTGTTATGCGTATTCGCAAGGTTGGCTCAACCACAGTCGCCAGTACATTAACGATGACAGTCCCTACGCCATCAACAGAAGGGAAAGCGTTCACTAACTTCCCAGCGGGGACACTTACAGAGGCTGGAGTTTTTGAGGCAGAGGTGGAAATTTCCTACAGCAGCGGCGGAAAGCAGACCGTCAATGACTTACTGAAGCTGAAGATTAGGGAAGATTTTGACTAATGCTTAGAGCGTCCTACTCATTTTCTAGAGTACGCGCCTCCGCCAAAAGAGCGGTGGTTTCTTTCGACTCCGATTATATGAATCTGGTTGCTAGTTATCTTCTTCTGGCAGAAACATTAAACCGTTACTTTGCTGACTCACTGTCTGTCGCAGAACTGGCGACATTGTCGGTAACAAAAGCAGAAGACGACACATTTAGCGTTACTGAGTTAACGGCATTATCGGTAGGCAAGAATGCAACCGACAGTTTTGGTGTCACCGACGTTCTTAGCAAGACGTTAAGCTTTAGTCGTGCCTTTATTGACGCGGCTTCTGTTACAGAGATTAGTAGCTTCACTTTAGACATTCCGCAGATCGACGAACTTTCTGTGGGTGACGCGCCCGTTCTGGTATTGGCACTGAGCAAAAATGACGCAGTGTCCTTTTTAGACGAGCAGACGTTCA